GTAATAATCGGTAAGCTCGCAGTCGTTCCGATCGCTCCCGCATTGGTAATGTTGCCATGCGCGTGGGAACTTGCCGCCGCCCCGAGATTGACCAACGCACCTGCCGCCGTGGTCGCCCCCGTGCCGCCATTGGCGACCGCTACCGTTCCAGAAACATTCGTAGCGTTGCCGGTAACGGTGCCCGTGAGGTTCGCGGTAATTTGGTTTGCGGAGAAATTGCCGTTGGCATCCCGCGCCACGATTGCAAAAGCGGTGTTCGCGCTTGTCGCTGTGGTGGCGGAGTTGCTTACCTTATTCGCCGTTGAAATCGTCGCGAGCTTTGTGTCGGAAATGTTCGCTGCGGTATTGATGTCAGCATTGACAATCGAACCCGCCGTAATCGCCGTTGGGATCGAAATGTCCGCCGAGCCGTCGAAACTCTGCGCCGTTCCCGTGACATCTCCCGAAACATTGATCGTGCGGGCCGTGGCGAGTTTGGTCGCGGTGCCTGCGTTGCCGGATACGCCGCCAGTCACGCTCCCCGTGACATTGCCTACTAAACTAGCCGTAATCGTTCCTGCGCTGAAATTACCGTTGGCGTCACGCTGAACAAGGGTGTTGGCGACATTGGCGGTGCCGTAACCGACGGGGGTTCCCACAATCCCGTTGCTGACGACCACCGCGCCGGTTCCTGCTGGCGCGGGGCCTGCGGGGCCTTGCGCTCCGGTGTCGCCTTTCGGTCCGCGGATTTGCCCGACATTTACCCAGCCCGATCCACTCCACACATACCCGTTGCCGTCGCTTTGGACGACATACAGATCGCCTTGGGTCTTGTTAGTGATTGCAGAAAGATCAGAATAAAAATTCACTGCGCCTTTGAGCACGACGCTTGCGCCGTCGTCGCCTTTCGGCCCCTGTATGCCCTGTGGCCCCTGGGGGCCGACTGCGCCGGTTTGCCCGACTGCGCCCCTAGGGATTGTAAAATCTAAAACCGCGGCTCCGCTTGTGCCGGAGTTCGAGACCGAAACACTCGTTCCAGGCTCGCCAGTCGTGACGGTGCCGACGGCTACCGTTGCGGCAGGGCCTTGTTCGCCCTGAATGCCCTGGATTCCCTGAATGCCCTGGATTCCCTGAATGCCCTGTTCGCCCTGGGGGCCGGTCGATCCGACGCCCACTTCCACCCAATACCCCGTGCCGCTGGCATCGAAGGTAAATACATACTCGCGAATCTCCAGCGTATTGACCCAGCGAGTGCCCTCAACAGGAAACGCAGGGGCCGTGTCAGAGTAAACGATCTCCCTAGGAGGAGCCGCATTAAACTGCGAGGTGATTGGGTTAAATAAAAATCTCATGCCGGAAGCACGGAAGTCAGGTTTCCGTTGAGGTCGTAAATCAAATTCACGGTCTTAACCACCGATCCACTGCGGGAAAACCTCGCTTGGGTGGGGCCGTAAGCACCATAATCCATCGCGATCGACACCCCGTTGGTCGGGTCAAAAGCCCCCACCGTTTCGACAGGGATGCGCCCGTTCACCGGATCGGGGAGCTTTGTCGTTAAAATGCTCTGCGTGTCGTCCGACTCGCTCTTTGCCTCTGTCTTAAAATCCGAAACCTTCGTGTAAAGATTCTCAAGGATTACTTGGGTGGCATCGGACTCCGTCTTGGCTTCGGCCTTGAATGCCGTAAGAACCGTGTCGATCGACTCCAGCCGCGGCTCGATAATGTCTTGAGTCTCGTCAAACTCGGCTTTGACCTCATCTTTGAAAGCGGTCAGCAGCGTTTGAGTCTCATTGAACTCGGCTTGAACGAGTGCCTGCGTCTGGTCGCTTTCGTCTTTAATCAGCTTTCCGAGGTCAACCCCGTCATCGTAAAAAATCGAAAGGGCGTCGGTATTCCGGTGCGTATCGCAATCCTTGTAGGGCGGAAAAACAATAATGGTATTCCCACCGGAGATCGAAATATCCCCGTTTGGCTCGATCGCAAAATTATGGTAAACAAAACCGACCGTGGAATTAACCACCAGCAACACCCGCTCCGGCGGCACCTCGATGCCCAGCATCGTAATCGTGCGCGTGGCGACATCGAAAGTGTAAGAGCCTTTGTATTGTTGCTTCACGGGTTATGTGGTTATTACATTAAACGAGCAAAAAATCAAGCGGAAACTAAAACCAAAGCCCCCCTCGCGTCATAGGTGAGATTGATCGTTTTAATAGGGGTGCCGCCTTGCGAAAACACAATCTGCGACGGGCCGTAGCCCCCTGGGGTAAAATCAATCTCGACCCCATTTTCCGCAGAATACTTGGCGAGGGCGTCCAGCCCCAAAAACCCGTTAATCAGCCCCGAGAGCTTGAGGTTCAAAAGCGTCTGCGTCGCATCCGACTCGCTTTTCGCTTCGGTCTTAAAATCATCCAAAACAGGACGCAGAGTATCGCTCAAAAAATTCTGCGTAGCATTGGACTCGGCCAAAGCCTCGGCTTGAAAGTCTGCAAGAGTAATGTCGATGGACTCCAGCCGCGTCTCTAAAACCGATTGGGTGTGGTCAATCTCGTCCTTGAACTCGTCCTTGAACGCAGAAACTAAAGTCTGCGTCTCGTCAAACTCGGCCTGCAACAACGCCTGCGTCTCGTCCGACTCGTCCTTAATCAACTGTCCAAGATCGACGCCATCGTCATAAAAAATCGACAACGCATCGGAATCGCGATGCGTCTCGCAGTCCTTGTATTGCGGAAAAACAATCGTCGTGTCGCCGCCAGAGATCGTGACCTGCGCCGTCGGTTCGTGTTCGAGGTTGTGGTAAATAAACCCGACCGTCGAATTAACGATCAGGGCCAGCCGCTCCTGGGGAATCTCAATGCCCGCCAGCGTAATCGTGCGGGCGGCGAGGTCGAACGAGTAAGGACCGGTGTATTGCTGTTTCACACGCCTCCGAGGGCTATGCTAAACGCCATGACCGAGCCTTTGGAGACCTCGCCCTGGGGGCCTTGCGGGCCGGTATAACCGCGGGGGCCCGCAGGCCCGACTGCGCCGGTATCGCCTTTGTTGCCCTGCACGCCCTGCAAACCTCGTGGACCCTCGATGCCCTGGGGGCCTGGGTCGCCGCGCAAACCTTGAAATCCACGGGGGCCCATCGCCCCAGCGGGGCCTGGTCCGCCAGACGGGCCGACGGGGCCGACGGGGCCCATAGGACCTTCCACGCCGCGGTCGCCTTTGTCGCCCTTTAACCCGCGCTCGCCCTGGGGACCGACAATGCTATCGCCTTTAGGACCTTGCAGCCCGCGGTCGCCCTTGTCGCCTTGCAAACCCTGAGGGCCGACAGGGCCGACGGGGCCGACGGGGCCAATCTGACCTTGCGCCCCAGCGGCTCCAGGGGCTCCGTTCAAACCTGGAAACCCGCGGGGCCCCTGGGGGCCGGTCAAGCCGGAGCCGATGATTTCAATAATATCCGCCATGTCAGATCGTTGCCTCCGGCAAGACAACCACCGTGCCGCGGATCAGCTTGCGAACCACGCCGCCGGTCGTCAATTCCAAATCGTAAACAAAATTTCCCACAGGGAGCGCCGCCGTGTCCTCGGGAGCCATCTCCAAAGAGACCGTTCCTCCCGCGCCACCCAGCAAAATGCGGTCGTTCTCGGTGCTGAGTTCAAATCCCACCGCTCCGCCGTAGCTCTTGCGGGCCTGCATCTTGGCCGTGTAACCCGTCAGGTTCATAACCTGCCCGTCCACCTTCCAGCGAAATTGCTTCTGAAAAGTGGAACCTTGCTCGATCGTCAAAGGGTATTCAACAGCTTCCATGGTTGCAGAATTATTACACCTAGGCGTCCAAAAGGCAAGGCGAATTACGCTTGACATCGAAGCGCCCCATCATCTTGCGCCAAGGGCGGGCAACCCGCGATCCGCTCTCCTGGGGCGGTCGAAGGCCCATCCGCTCGCGCACCACCTCCAATAAAACAAACGCCGCGTCGGCGATGTCGGGGGAGCGCCCCATCCGCGCTTTCATGTCCGCTTTCGGCTCGACGCACAATTTCATCCCGCCCGATTTGCGAGTCTCGAAATTGCGGGCCGTCATTTCCTGGGCGAGGTCGGGGCCAATGCCGCGCAGTTGCCCATTCTGTAAATACTCCTTGGCACCGAACCAAAGCTCGGTGACGCGGTTCACATACTTGTCGTTGGCTTTCGTCGCATCGTAAGCCGAGAGAGACCGATCGCTCGGAGACCCGCCGAAATGCACCCGAAGAAAATCATTGCTACCTAGAACGCGGGATAACGCATCGCAAAACGGCACGCCCCCGCCCGTCACATCGACTCCGAGGTGGTAAGACTGCACCCGCTCGCGCCGCAAAATTTCGGCGATCTTCGCCGCCACCTGAAAGGTGCGCGGCTCGTTCGAGGTCGCGTCGTCCTCGACAAAATGGAAGGTATCAAATGATACCTGCTCTACCCCGTCTTTGTTCAAGCCATAGCTCCCAACGAACAGCACGCAGCGGTCTCCACCCGAAACAAACGAGGGATCAACGCCCGCGATCCGCGTCGTCGCGCCTTGCCAGACCGGCGGCTGATCCGCCTTGAACTTGATGATCTCGCTCTCCGAGTAGATCGCTTTGCTCACGCCCTGCGGGGGCCAGAAGCCGCGGTAGTCGCGCCAAAACATCGGTGAATCCTCGCCAAGGCGCTCCACCGCTTCCTCGATCTTTTCCCATTTTTGAATCGGCCAAAGATTTTCCTTCGCCAAATAATTCGGGTTCCGCATCGCGTCGAAGTGCAGGCAAACCCCACCCAGCTTGGTTTCCCAGCGATCGTCGTTCACCGTGATACTGCCCCATCCGTTTTGCGGCTCCGCGAATTTTCCGAAAGGATCGTAGTAAGAAACAGGGTTCGCCGCCGCGCAGATGTGGAGCACCGCGTTGTTCGCGAGGTTCGACATCGCCGTGTCGAGGAGCGAATGCGAAAGCTCCGACAACTCATCCGCCGCGAGGAATACGCGGGGCGCTTTCATGCCTCGCATCTTGCCCGTCACCTCATTCGACTTTTTGGCTTCCGCAGGGATCAAATAGACGCCCGCCTGCTCCATGCGGACCTTCTCACGCATCACATAGATCGCCGGAGTCGGTGTGTCCGTCAGCTTCGCGGGCGCGACAGGCGCAATCGCAGGCCAGTAGCGGGCCACCGCACCCCAAACGCGCTTCTTGGAATCGCGAATTGAAGTCGAGGTCAGAAGCCCCAGCGTGTGATAAGGCGCGGCGAGCCAGTTGAGCAAAATCCAAACCGCCATGAAATCCGACTTGCCCGACGAACCGCAGCCCGCAAAGCCCACGAACTGCGAGTAGCAGCATTCGTAAAGCATATCCTCGGCCCACGGATGCCAGATAAACGGCTCCGACTTCTTGGAGAAAAACATCATCGCTGCCCGCTTGAAATTTTCCTCTCGTGGTGTTCCGTCTTTTGCTAGTGCTCGAAACGCATGAAGCTCGATCGTCCAATCCGCAGTGCCCGGAGGATAAACATAGCCATAGCGAACAATGCTGTTTTTTGGGATCGGGGTTTTTCCGTCATCGACAAAAATCCCAAACTTTTTTTGAACCATTCTGGGGGAAAGTAGGTCTAACTTGGGGAAGAGTCAAAATCAATTTTACATAAAATAAATGCTTTCAACTGTTTGTGCAATTTTCAACACGATTTCGAGCCCCGTAGGCTCCGGTCTTTTTTGCCCCAAATTTCTTGGGGGAAAATCTAAACTCTCCTACGCAAGCCTACGGGTTTTTTCTTTCGGGTTGTATAAAGTTGTGCAAGGTTATTACACCTTTTCCCCAACTTTCCCCCAAGTTTTTGGGGCAAAAGTGAGCAACAAAACGAACAACCAAAACACCGAAAAATGAAAATCCGAACCGACAAAATTGACGACGCGACCAGCGTAATGAAATGCGGGCACATTCAAGTCCGCGTGAAAAAATCCACGCACGGCGGCTACACGCGGCACCGCCTCTCCTGGCGCGTGGGAAAGAAAGGACATCGCCGCGACTACTCCGACGAGACTGCCGCGCTCGCCGAAGCAGAGCGCATCGTAAAAAATCTCGTGAAGAGTGACGGAGCCGCCACGGGCTTGAGCGGCGAGGATGTGTTCTACTTCACCGAATGCGCTCGCAAGCTCGGCAAGACACCGATGCACGCGGCAGTGGAGTTCTACCTGAAATTCCACGAATACACGGACCGCAATCCGAAAACCTTCACCGAGGTCTTCGACCTGTTTTACAAAAAGAGCGAGGAACGAAAACTCTCCGACCGCTACTACCAGACACTCCGCCACCACCGCAATGTGTGGGAGCCGGAGTTCGGGAGCCGGTTCATCGACACGATCGCGCCCGAGGAGTATCTGAACTTTTTGAACCGATCGCCCAAATACTCGGATCGCTCGAAATACAATTTATTCGGAACGCTCTCAACGATCCTTCGGTTCGCGAGAAAACAACGGTTCATCTCCGAGGACAAAGTGGAGATCGAAGCGAACTTTGGGAAACTAAACGCGACGACTCCCGAATACTACACGCCGGAGGAACTCTGCCGGTTGTTCATTGTCGCTCCGAAATACTACCTGCCTTATCTGGCACTGATGGCGTTTGGCGGGACGCGTAGCGCGGAAGCGAGTCACAAAAAACTCAAATACCGAAATGTGCTTTTCGAGGAGAAGATGATCCGCCTCGGACCGGAGATCACCAAAACCCGCACAGGGCGAACCATCGACATCCCCGATAATCTGGCGGCATGGCTGCAAGAGTTCGGAGGAAAAAGCGAAGACTCCATTTTCCCGAGATCAAAAGTTTTTCCTCTCGCGGAGGAAAAATTAAAGGCCGTCGGGGTGACTACCAAGAGCAATGCCCTGCGCCATTCATTTTGCTCCTACCATTTGGCGCTTCACCGCAGCGCCTCGCACACCGCAGAGGTCGCGGGTAACTCGCCGCGTATGCTCAACGAGCACTACAAGGCCCTCGTGAGCCGGATTGCGGCGGAAGATTGGTTTTCGATCACCCCAGAAAAAGTAAGGTGTTTTGCTAAGGAAAAATCCCTTGACGGGTTAATAACTTGGTAGAAGGTTGCTGATGCCGGTAACACGGTATTAAACCAACAACCAACAAAACTGAAAGACTAAAATGCCAAATCAACTCAAACACGGTTCACTCCGCGTCTCGTATGTGGAAGAAATAGAAGTTCACAAAGCCATGAAAATCCTTGCGGCGACACAGGGCGTAACAATCAGCGCCTTGACCCGCAAAGCCACCGAGCAATTCCTAAAACAAGAAGACCCGAGTGGCGTCCTCCGCTCGTCCGCCAAAAAACTTGCTCAGAAACAAGGCACTACTGCCAACGAGCGGCTGGAAGAAAGCATGGACCCCGAGATCATCCAACTTGCCAAGCACCTCCAGAAACAATTCAAGAAATAGTTTCCCGCAGAACAAAACCATGCTCATCAGAGCCTAAAACCCCAAAGTAATAACCTAACAACCTCAAACATATATGACGATTCAGATAACCCTCACAAACGCATCCTCCACCTCGCTCCTCTCTTTGGCGCGGTTCGTGGACTCAACGCCCGAAAAGCTGGCTCTGCTTTTCGTGGAAGACGGTGTGCGTGCTTATGAGGATCAACCCGAAGAACTCAAAGCCAGCCTGAATGGAGAAGAAACCAGCGAACCCTAAACTCATTCGATCCTTCCCCTCCGATCCAGACCTCGAAAGGGGTCTGGCTCGTGAGAAGGACAAAACCGGAATGTCGGTATCCGCGATTATTCGCGAAGCCCTCAGAAAATTCCTCGGACTATGACCACCATGATTATTGATTGCCGCTCGTTCACCGCGACCCCGCTCGGGGAAGGAAGAGTGCGGTTGGAAATCGCGGGAGCGGCAGCGGGCAAACGCGACCCGAACCAGACATACAGCGCCTCGGAAGTCGTCAAGCGACTCTCGGAGCTAATGGGAAAAGAAGTCCACCGCAACTGCCTCGTTTATTGGCGGGACAACCTTGGGCTCCCTTACAAAAAGCTCGGACCTCGAAAATTTCTTTACCAGGAAAGCGAGATTGCGCGTTGGGCCAACGGGAGGACTTCGCTTTTCAATCTATGAAGCGAATCAATTCACGCGCCAAGGGCGCAAGGGGCGAGCGCGAGCTTGCCGGATTTTTGACGGAGCAGGGGTTCCCCGCGAAGCGTGGGGTTCAGTTCTCGCAGGGGCGCTTCGGTCTGACCGAGAGCGATGTCGTGTGCGACTCTCTACCGCTGCACATCGAGTGCAAGCGGGTGGAGGCGGGGAACCCCTATGTCTGGCTTGCCCAGGCCGAGCGCGACGCAAAGCCAGGGAAAATTCCCGTCGTATTCCACAAGCGCAACGACCACGAATGGATCGTGGTTCTCTCCGCCGAAAAATTTATCGAAATCCTCCGCGAGTCTTCTTTGGTGAATGAGTAATAACCACACAACCTCGATTCTTGAAACGGCCATTGAAGTGACAACCGGCGACCGCCGACGCGATTACGACAAAGCCACCCCCAACCACGAGCGGATCGCGGCTCATTGGAATGCCTATATTCAGGCCCGAAAAGACCCGAATGCCCCGCTTTCGGCTCTGGATGTGGCTCACTTGATGATTCTCCTAAAAATCGCACGGGCTGTTTACACGCCGACTCGTGACTCGTATGTCGATATTGCGGGGTATGCCCGCTGCGCCGCCCAAATTGCAGGATTCGAGGAAGAGTGAAGTTCAACCTCTACCCCTTTCAGCAAGACGCGGTGGAGAAAAACCTCGCGAGCCTCGACGCCAACGGGGCCTCGCTGGAAGCAACCGGATGCGGCGGGGGTAAAACAATCATCGCCTGCGAAGTGGCGCGGCGTTACGGACTACCCGTGGCGGTGATTTGCCCAAAGAGCGTCAAAGCCAAATGGGCGGCGACCCTGGAGGCGTTCGGCATCGAACCAGTCTTCGTGGAGAACCCCGAGAAACTCCGTGCGGGGAACACCCCATGGGTAAAAAAATCAGGGAAGAATTTCCTGTGGGCCCCCGAGACGCTCCTACTGGTCGTGGACGAGGTTCATGTATTCGCGGGCTACAAATCGACGAACAGCAAAATGCTCGAAGACGCGCCCTACCGAACGCTGATGCTTTCAGCCACGGCGGCAGAGTCTCCACTTCGCATGAAAGCGATCGGCGCGAAGCTCGGCCTCTTCCACCCGAGGGCGTTTTGGGGCTGGGTGCGAAAGATGGGCGCGGAGAACGGACGCTGGGGCGGGCTCGAATGGGACCCGAAGACTCCCGAGAACAAGCTCCGCATGGAGCATCTGCATCATTCCATTTTTACAAGTCGTGGCAACCGCACACTCGACGCGGTATTGTCTGACCAACTCCCCGAACTCCGGCTCTGCGACGAGCCGATCCATCTTTCAAGCGAGGATCGCGACGAAATCCTCAAACTCTACTCGGAGATGATCGACATTGAAGACCCCGCTGCGGTGAAGAACCTCCGGCAACGCCAAGCGATCGAACTCATCAAAGTCCCCTACCTCGTCGAGCGAGCCAAAGAGATCGTCGAAGAGGGCGGGAGCGTGGTGCTGTTTCTCAATTTCCACGAGTCGATCGACAAAGCCGCAAGCCTCCTGGGCGAGATGTCCGAAACGATTGACGGTAGGGTGTCGCAGGAATTGCGACAGGGGAGCCGCGATAGATTTCAGGCCAATGTGCTGCGCTGTCTTGTCGTCCAAATCGGTGCCGGAGGCCAATCCATCGACCTCCACGATATTCACGGCAACGCGCCTCGCACGGCCCTTCTCTGCCCGCAATTTTCAGGCACCGCAGAGGAACAGGCAATCGGGCGAGTGCGCCGCGTCGGGGCGAAAAACCGCGCCTTGGCACTGCGACTCTACGCCCCAGGAACAGTCGAACAGGCGGCCCTGCACCTCACGCGCCACAAACGCGAAAACCAGCAAATTTTGAACGAAGGAATTATGACAAAGGAAACCAACCGCGACATAAAAGAGGTGTCGATCGCGGCGGCACCAACACACGAAGAACGGGCGCACGCGGAGCATTCTCCGAGTTCGCTCAAAGAAAAAGCGAAATGCCCAGGCTTTCGCAACGATAACACGCGGGACACGACAGCAGCCGACCGCGGCACCCTAGGACATCTGGCGATCGAAAAAGAAAACCTCGATGTCATCCCGTCAGATGACGAGTTCCTTCGCAAATGCGCGGGGCTCTGCCTGCAATACCTCCGCCAGCTTCGCGAGAAGTGCGGAGCAGGGCTGGAGGAAATTCGGGAACGGCGCTACATCGTCCTCGACCAGTTCGGGCACATCGACCACATTATGCTTCACGGTGACACCGCCGAATTGGTTGATTACAAGTTCGCGTGGGGAAAATATGAAGCGGATTCGCCTCAATTTTGGGCTTACAGCGTCGGAATTTGGGACGCGCACCCCCAGATAAACAAAATTTCTGTTCATGTGCTGCTCCCCTTCCAAGGCGTCATAGATGTTGTGGAGTGGACTCGCGACGCGGATTACGACCGCCTCGTCACGCAAGTCACAGCCATCATCGCCGCCGCTCGCCGCAACGACCCTGCATCATACATGACCGGCGGTCACTGCGCTTGGTGTAACAACCGCGCCGAATGTCCGAAGCTCAATAACCTCGCGCTCACGATCGCCAGCAAATACCAACCCGACGAACTCGCATTGCCGCCGGAATACGACCCTGCGCTCATTAGCGACCCCGAGAAAATGGCGCTCGCCAAAAAGCTCGCTCCGATCCTTAAAGGCTGGGCGGAGAAAGTGGATGCCCGTGCGTTGGAGCTTCGGCTCTCCGGCGTGGAAATCCCAGGATGGGAACTTGCCGAACGCGCTTCAGCCTTCGAGATCACCGACCCGCAAGCCGCGTGGGAAGTCGTCAAAGATAAAATCACGCCGGAGGCTTTTGCAGCCTGTGCGAAATTAAAAATCGGCGAGCTTGAAAAAGCCTACTCCCGCACTGCGGAAAGAGGCCAAATGGCTAAAGCCAAAGCGGCTCTACGCGACAAGCTCATCGACGCGAATGCGGCAAAAGTCGAGGGCACGATCTCATTCTTAAAAAAGTCGAAAAATTTTTGAACAGTAATAACCGCATAAGGTCTAACCCCCACCCCAGAGCAAAACCAAAACCACAAAAACCGAAAATATGGCAACAATAACATTCGACGAAACCACCACGACAACCGAGTCCAAACAACTCGCGACTACCAAGCCAGAGGCCAATGCTCTCGCTAACATCACGACCACCACAGCCCTCGCAGAAAAGGGCCTCATTGGCGACTGGAGTGCCTCAGACATACGCCTCCCGCGCATCAACCTTGTCAACAAAACGGGGGTCCTCGCTGACCAGTTCGGCCCTGGCACTTGGGTTCTCGACAAGCAACACGCCATCTCGAAGATCGACCCCACTGACAAGAAGAAGGGCGTTCCCATGCGCGTCATCGCGCTCCAGATGATGAAGCAGTATCAAGAGAACATCCCATACGACGACCGCGAGCAGAACCCCGCGAGGCTATTTAACAGCGCCTCCGAGGTGCGCGAAGCCGGTGGTCAAGTCCACTGGACTCGCGGAGCGGGCTTCTTCTCAGAGATCGCCACCGTTGAGTTCCTCATTCAAGCGATCGACGAGATCAGCGACGAGGCTGAAACCTTGTTCTACAACATCGCTTCGGACGGCACCCGCTACACCCGCGCCGTGGCGACCTTCGCTTCGACCGCTTACAGCGGCGTGGCCGTGCCCCTTGCAACCAGCCAGCGCACCCACCTTGCCGCTACCGGCTTGAAGGGCGGGCAGTGGGACTTGGGCAGCGTCATTATGACAAAAGCCGACAAGTCGTGGTGGACTCCGACAATCCGCTCGGCGGGTCTTGTCACCGAGGCTCAGAAGGAACTCATCTCAACCCTCGCTTGATATGAACCAGCCTCAAACCTCGCTTTACATGATTGACGAACCCTCGCGTGAGATGGACCCAGTCATCGAAGACTTTAACTGGCTCCGCGCAAATGTTCAGTTTGACGGAGTTGACGGAGACTTGGCCCCAGCAATCCTCGCTTTGGCCGCGTCTATCGGAAGGGCTGCGCCGTTCTCTGAAGAGAACGCGGGAAACTTCGGGCACGAGCTTGGCCGTGCATTAACTCACAAGGAGTAAACAAAAAGGGTTGCGGGGTGTATTAACCTCGCAACCCGAACCCTCCTAAATGCCGACCTACGCCATCGACTTTGAATCGTTCTACTCCAAGGACTGCACCGTGGGAGACATGGGCGCTTGGCACTACGCCCGCGCCACCGACATCTACCTCGTCTCGATTGTTGGAGACGACGGGCTCCGTTATGTCGGGCACCCGAAAAGTGCTCCGTGGGATTCAACAGACGGAAGCCCCTGCGTGAACGGAGGAACTTGGGTGATGCACAACGCGGCCTTTGACCTCACGCTCCTAGGCGCACTGATCGAAGCTGGCGTCGTTCCGTTAGTGATCGCGAAAGACATCTTCGACACCGCCGACATGACGGCATTCCTCGGGTTCCCTCGCTCACTCAAAGAGGCGAGCCACTTCCTGCTTGGCACCGAGGTGTCCAAGGATGTTCGCGACAAGATGAAGGGGAAACGATGGGAAACGATGGATGCGGACTTCCGCGCCGAGGTTGAGAAATACGCACTCGGCGATGCAGAGAACACTTTGAATCTTTGGCTCAAGCACGGCGACAAGTGGCCGGAGCATGAGCGCGAAATTTCCCGCATGACCCGCGACATGACCATGCGGGGCGTGCCGGTAAATATAAAAAAATTATTCCATGCGAGCGTAACTTTGGAGCAGACCTCCAACGAAACCCGCGACCTTTTGCCGTGGCATCCTGCGAGGCCCGCTTTGAGCCTTCATGCGGTGCGCGACCAATGCGCGGTGGAGGGTATCTGGGCCCCCGACTCGTTCGCTGAAAAAGAAGATCAAGCGCAGCAGTGGGAGGAGGAGTTCGCGGACAAGTTCCCATGGGTATCCGCTATTCGCGAACACCGAAAGGCGAACAAGCACCTCAAGACGATTCAGACCATGCTTTCCCGCACCCGTCCAGACGGGCGGATGGGTTACGATTTGAAATACTTTGGCGCGACCACAGGGCGCGACTCGGGCAGTGGCGGCTGGAACGCTCAAAACCTCCCTAGGGACATCGTCTCTGGCGTGGACATCCGCTCGATGATTGAAGCGCCCGAAGGCAAGATGCTCGTCGTTTGTGACCTCGCTCAGATCGAGGCCCGCTGCATCCTGTGGCTGGCGGGCGACCACGCGACGCTCGATCTTTTGCGGTCTGGCGTTGATGTTTACGAGGCCCACGCTCGCGCCACGATGGGATACGCCGACCTGCGCCCGCTCAAAGATGTGGACAAGTCGATGCGCCAACTCGCCAAGGCCCGTGTGCTGGGGCTCGGCTTCGGTTGTGGGGCCAAGAAATTCGGGGTCGTCGCGAAGATGATGGCGGGGCTCGACATCGCGCCTGCGGAAGCGGAGCGCATCGTCGCCGACTACCGCGCCTCGAACCCAAGAATCGTGACCCTTTGGCGCAAGCTGCAAGCTGCGTTGGAGAAAAGTGCAGGAGCGACCCTTAATGTTCGTCTCCCGCGGGGGCGGGAGTTGGTTTACCGCGAGATCAAAGGGGAGCGCGGCGAGTTTTCAGGCGTGATCCCGCGCAACGGAAAAATGATGCGGAGCAAGCTCTATGGCGGACTCCTCGCCGAAAACCTCACGCAGGCTTTTGCCCGCGACATCTTCATGGATCGGGTCAGCGAACTCGATCGCAAGGGCTACGAAGTCATCATGCGAATCCACGACGAAGTCGTCTGCCTCGTCGATGAGGACAAAGCGGATGACGCCCTCAAGGACATCGAATCCATCATGGCAACCGCACCCGACTGGTGCGCCGATCTCCCAGTCGGAGCCGAAGCGAACCTCACGAAAAGCTATGTCAAATAAGTTTCCGCCACTGGACACGATTGGAGCCAGGCGAGTCCTCTGCGCGATCATCGAACAGGCCCGAGCCGATCTCGAACTTAAAACCGAGCGGGATGCCGCGATGAGGTTTTTCAACTCCGACGCCTTCGCGGTCGCAGCCTTCGCGCTCGGTCTTAACGAAAAGCGAATCCGCCGCGTCTGTCAGGAAATTTATGAGCAAAACAATAGAGCTAAAAAAAGTAAGAGTTGGAACAGGGTCACAGGCCCGCGCCGGAACCGATTGGAAGAAATATCGGGAGAACTACGACCAGATATTCAAGAAATCCCCATCCACCTCAAATGATCGACCCGAAGGAACTGGAACCAAGTAGCATCGGCCTTCCCGAGTCTCCGGCGGCGGGCGAAGGTTGCCACCGCTGGCTTTACCTCGTCGTAAACTCGCTGGTGAACTCTGGCTTGGAGGATGACGACATCGAGGCGTGGGTGGACTATTGGATGTCCCGCCCCGCCCAGCCGGGGGAAGTGGCTAACACGCTTCGCAAGGTCCGCGGAGGAGGGTGTAATAACCGCGCACACTACATCCCGCGCCACGACATCGACCCCGAGGCCATCAAAGAAGCCACTGCCGAGGGCGAAACCTCCTACGAGGAGATCGAGGCCCTGAGCCCGCTGGACCCTCGCGGCGTCACCGTGGACGACTACCTTCGCGTGCTCTACGCGGAGGGCGAAAAGACCGTGGTTTTCACCGACGAGCGAAGCCAGGGCCAACTCGTCTGGGGCTACGCCACGCCTCGCGGCATGGTGGACCGCCTCGTCAAATACAACCGCGTCGGCGCGTGGTTCCTCCTCAACCCCGTCAGCGGGGACAAAACCTTTATTGAACGACTCGGTAAGGCCAGCCGCCGCGCCGAGGAAACAATCTCCCACTACAAATACGCGCTCGTTGAAAGCGACCGCATCCCAACAAACCTATGGCTCACGATACTCAAGAAACTCCCACTTCCGATCATTTCAATAACCCTTTCGGGCAACGAGTCGGCACACTCGATCATCTCACTCCAAGCGGCCTCGAAGGAGCAGTGGAGCGAGAGAGTGAGGGCGCTGGCGAGCTTGGTAGTCCCGCTGGGGGCCTGCCAGGGGAGCCTGACAGCGGTGCGCCTGACGAGACTCCCGTTCACGACGAGGACGGACACGAAGAAGGAGCAGAGACTCCTGTATCTGAACCCGACGCCTTTGTTGCAGCCGCTCTCGGAGCCAAGCAAAAGCTGAAAGTCGGGCACACGGTCTCCTCGGAGCCGATGGACGACCTCGCTTTTGACGGACGCCAATTCTACGACCGCAGCGAGGATCGCGTCTGGAGGCCACTCTCCGCAGGGATGGTGACTTCCGTGCTCAAGGTGCGCGGGTTCACCTCGAAGACGGGCAAGGGCGAGGCGGCGTCCCCGCTGGACCGCGCCATGAACACGATCCTCAAGCATCGCCGCGTCGATGGGGCCGCTCCGTTCCTCTACCACAAGGGCGACATCTGGGAGAGCGGCGGGCGCAAATTCCTCAACACTTCCAGCGTGAAGCTCCTGCCTGCGGCCCCGACCTCCGACGCGTGGGGCGTCAAATTCCCGCTGATCGCGCAGGTCTATGACAATGTCTTCGCCCAGGATCGCTACCGCGACATCTTCCTCGCGTGGTTCAAACGCTTCTACGAATCCGCCGAACAAGGCAAAATCGCCCTAGGGCAAGCCTTGGCCCTTGTCGGACCGGTTCATTGCTACAAGTCGTGGACGGTTCACAAAATCATCAAACCCTCGATGGGCGGATTCGCGGACCTTGGGAACATGGCAAATGGCTCCGCAGGCGGCTTCACGGCTGATGTGTTTCAGTCGCCCATCGCCGTGATCGACGACGACAAGGGCACCAGCAGCGAGGAGAAACGCCGCCGCTACTCGGCGACCATCAAACAACTCGTGGCCCACGGCACCCATATGTATCACAAAAAGTTCGAGACCCCCACCGAGGTCGAGTGGCGCGGGCGCGTGATTCTCGCAATCAACGACGACCCGATCTCGATCCGTTTACTGCCGGACCTGAACCAAAGCAACGAGGACAAAACCATTGCGCTCGCCATGAAGACATGGCACGACCACCCGGCACCCGAGGTCTTCGACGGCTTGGAGGACACGGAACTCCCCCACTTCCTCGCATGGCTGAAAGACTGGGCCCCTCCCGAGGCTATCCTCGAACCCCGCTCGCGTTATGGGGTGCGTAGCATCATTGCCGACGAGGTTCGGGAGGCGTCCTTCGCCTCCTCCGCCGCAGGTTCCATTGAGGAAATGCTCGCCGAATGGTGGGCAAGGCGTCCTACCTCCGAGCGGAAACAGCCTTTTGTGGGAACTTCACTCGCAATTCTTGACGAATTGGGCGCTTGTTTTAAAAACTCGCCAGAGCAAATGCGCGGCCTCGATAGATACCGGCTTGGTATCCGGCTTAGAGAGCTTGCCGATCGGGGGAATAAAGGCGTATCCATCCTTCCGAAGGGGGCGAAGCACAAAGGGGGCAATAAATACGAAATTTTCATGCCGTGGGTCGAATCGCGCAGCGATGTGACCTACGACGCAGCGGAAAGGTAAGCCGTGAGTGCCTTGGCTAGAGGGAGCGTCTGAGTATCGCATGGTCCCTTCTTTCAGAAATGTGCGCCCGTCCACATTTGGCCTAACCACGGACGACGGGCACCCCCCTCTTTTTCTTTGAACAAATCCAAACCACAGATGTCAGTAATAACCGCATAACCATGACAACCGACAACACCGAAACACTACTCAAACTCGCCTGGTCGCTCCGCGACGAGAAAAAACAAGCCCAAAAACGCCTGATCGGGAACCACTGGACCCGTCTCGGGTGTGGAATGAACCGTTTTGCCGAGAAACACGGCATCAAGCTCAAGGAACTCGAAGACACTGACAAGGCCCGCTTCGTTCTGGAAGCCGGAGACGAGGCCCTCATCGGAATTTACCGGTTCATCGGAGCCGCCACCGCCAAAAAACTCGTCGCCGAGGCGATCGACTTCCTGGATACCGAAAAATGAAGCGGGAAAAGTTCATCGACGGAGAGACGATCTGCATGATTGCGTTAGTGATTACAATACTAATCGCTTGCGCTATGAACATTATCGAGTCCAATAACATACGCAAGAACAGGAAGTTCACGACCTGCCCGCTCTGCGGGCTTTATGGGAGCATGAAATGAGCGATACGCCTGAAACAGACGCCCAGGCCAACCCAGTTTTCGGAAACCACCTTTGCGCCACCGTGCTTGCAGACTTCGCAAGGAAGTTGGAGCGAGAAAGAGATGGGGCTCGGCAACTTGCCAAAGAGTTTCACGCGGATCAAACCCGTCTGCTTTTGGAACTGGATCGTCTGAAACAAGCTGCGAAGGCAGTCGTCCAGCGGTGGGATCAGCCCTCGTGGAAAGACACCGAGCCTACGGCAGCAGTCATCAATAAACTCCGAAACGCGCTGGGGGTGCAGGAAGAATGATCCTCGAAATCTTATCCATCTTCGCGGAAATCCTGACTTTCTTCGCGGTTCTCGGCGGGATTGCCGCGCTGGCAGTCCTTATCTGGGCCGTCTCAACCGAAAGAGGAGACGAATAATGTCCATCAAAATGTCCACCTCCAAATGAAAGAAAAACCCTACCCCTCTTGGACTTGCGTTCCATGTGGACGAAAACACGGCTCTAGCAAGGTCAAATCTGTGTCCACTTTCCACTACGGCAAATGCGATGTGTGCGAGAAGAACACCTTTGTCACCGAACCCCGTGACTTTGGGCACTTTAAGCACTGGTTCAAGAAATGATCCCTCCCTGGTGCAGGAAGAAAAAACGATACACCGACTTGCCGACAGCCCGAAGGCAGGCTGCAAAGGCTTGGATTGTAGATGGTAAACGGCTCTGGCCTTACCACTGCGACGACTGCGGAAACTGGCACCTGACCTCCATGACCATCGAAGAACAACTTAAAAACGGATACAGCCCTGTTCTCAAATGACTTGCCCACATTGCGAAACTGATAAATCAAAAGTGGTCGATAGCGGACTCGTTCGCGACTCGTTCGGAGAGCGGCGATACCGCCGACGCAAATGCCTGAAGTGCAAGGAGCGGTTCACGACCTACGAGTTTGTCGAGACCGACCCCCAAAAATACCGCCCAATCGTCACCCCTGTCGAGAAGGGCACGAAGCGGCCCCCGAAACCGAAGAAGAAGCCAAGTGTCGCCTGGGTCCAAAGAATCTTGAAGATGATCGACGATACCAACACCGCCGAGAAGGTCGTGCGGGGGGAACTATGAACACCCGCATCGGGAGCCTCCCCAAGCACCTCTACATCGAGGTGGACTCGAATTATACGCACGAAACTCCCTGTGGCTTTGTCCCTGGGGTTTGGTTTGGCCTGGTGTCGATCCCAGGGCGGATGTGGGGCCTGAATGTCATGCTCGAATGTGGAGCCGTTTACCGCAACCTGCCCCCGCACGCAGTCGCTTTTTCCAAAGACCCCGAGCCCCTATGGAGCGAGGAGGACGCCCAACTCTGGGACTGCTACGGCAACGACTGGGCGATCCACGAATACAATTACCTCCGCGGCCTTCGATGCCTGGCTCTCATCGGCAACGATTCCTTCCCCGCGTCCTACCTTTTTACCGTTGCCCCCATGAACGACGGATTCTCGGAAGCCCCTGAACAAAACAAGGAGTTCATGTTCCTCGAACTCGACAACGGACGACTCACGATCCAGCCGACCAACAAG